CATTCTTTGTACCTGCACTAAAGTTTACTGCACTTCCACCATTACTAGACTCTAATATCGTATCACGAGATAAAGTAGTGCCTGAAGATGTATATGTACCTATGCCTACTTCAAATTCTGAACCCGCAGCAATAGTGTAATATGTAGTATTAGCATCGCCTATAACAGAAAAACTTTGGAATCCTGTTACTGCCCCCGCTAATGTTATAGTTCCTGTACCTGTTGTGGTAGTGGTTTCTTGTACTCTATCTTTAACAACTAATGCCATAATAACTCCTTTACGCTGCTATTAACACCCAATTTGGTGTTTGTGTTGTATTTATTATATTCCAATTTGGATTACTTAATGTAACCGTTCCACCTACTATTGTTAAAGTGCCTCTTGCTGGAGTAATAACTCTACTTACTACTGATGAAGGCGCTATACCAACTAAAGTTAATGTGCCGACAGCTGGTGTAACTACATTTCCACTTACTACAACACTTGGTGCTGAGCCTATTAATAATGTTGTTCCTGTAGGAGTAATTACCTCGCCACCTACAACACTAGGCGCTATACCTACAACATTAATAGATCCCACACCTGGTATTCTAGCGCTATCTGTTCTTGGTGCTACTCCAGTTACTGTTATATCTGCGGTACCAGGTATTCTAGCGTTATCTGTTCTTGGCGCTACTCCAGTTGCTACAATCGCACCAGAGGGTGTTACTATTCCAAAACCTACTATCGGTGCTTCAGAAGCTATACTGAGTGATCCAGTAAGCAGGTCTATAAACATATTATCTTGTTGTACTATTTCAGGAGCTATACCTACTAAAACTGCCTGACCTACACCAGTCGTTATTAATGATCCAGATACAACTACAGATGGCGCTGAGCCTATTAAAACAGACTCACCTGTTGGTGTAATTACCTGTCCGCCTACTACACTCGGAGCTATACCCACAACCGATAATTGTCCTACATCTGGAACTACTACATTTGATAAAAAAGATGTCGGTGCTATACCTGTTAATGTTACAGTTCCTACATCAGTAGTAATTACCGTGCTTATAATTGCACTTGGAGCATCACTTGCTATTGATACTGTACCAACTGACGGGGTTATAAATGTTTCTGTAAATAAGCTAGGTGCTACGCCTGCTAGTACTACGGCTCCTACTGCAGGGGTTATAGCCGAGTCAAAAACTCCAATAGCCGAAAAGGCTGCTTGGGAAAAACTCCCCTGTGCAAACATTTACCTTATCCTAACTTTTATATTAGGTTAAAGTAAATATACCAGTAGCAGCAGGTAAAACTGTCAATGTATTTGGTGATGTAACAGTAAATTGACTAGATGATAATTGGCAGAAACATAGTAATCTACCAGCGCCAGCGCCAGTTGAGTTACGTAGAATCGCGTATCTAATATTAGTCAATGAAGCACCAGAAGCTGTAAATGCTAAACCTACTGAAGACATTGTGAACTTAAATTGTTTTGCTGAAGCTCCCACTGTCCATAGTGCTGTTTGTGGTACTAAATTTTTACCGCCTGTTACGTATCCACCTGTAGCAGAAATTTCACCTGTTAGTTGTGAGTAAGCAGTTAAAGTAAATGTTGAAGCATTACTTGCACTATTTGCCAACACCATTTTAAACACGCCCGCTCCTAGAGTGATCGTTCCGTTACCTATGTATTGTTTTGCTTTATTATATAATTGCCATGCTGTTGCAGCCATATTAAATCTCCTTTATGTCGGCGTATGAAGCGCCTGTTTCTAAAATATGATGGAGTAACCCGCCATAAATGTTTAATTCAATTTCATCTCCTAGCATACGAATCAAATCAATAAATTCTTGTGCCTGAGAGATCATCCACGGATTGCAGCTGAATATTTTCCCGCCCACGTTTACGGGTATGATCGGCTGTCCATCATTTTCTTGTTGCTCATATGCATGGTGAACTTCTTTATCACTTAAACAAGAATCACATCCAAAGAGATGAAACTGTTTAAATCCTAACATTCTAAATAGTGGTATTGATCTTAAAAGGACTGTAGATCCTCCTGGAACCGGATACCATGTTTTATAATGCTTAGCTAATATGTCATTTAGCAATTCCGCGCTTGTATGCCATATATAAGTTCTGTCTTTTGGAAGCCCGTCAAACACAGTAGGATCACATTGAGAAGCAATAAAATACTTACAATGATCTACTACAGGTTTGGTAAATCGTACATTGAAAGGTCTAGCATCTACCATAACCATAGCAGAAGGCGTAATACCATTATCAAGGCACCATTTATAAGCCCCATTAATTGCGATCAGTTTAACACCATCAGCCCTCTTTTGTCTAATGATTTCAAGGTGTTCATTTAATGATGGTCCACCGCCCACAATCATAACTTCTTGGTCATTCGTAGGGTAAGGTTGAACCTGCATAAAATCCCTTTGAATGTTAAATTCTACGTTTGCTTTGATAGTTTCTTCGTTGGTATTAATAACACCTCTATCAACAACGTCTTCACCTTTCATCCATGCACTTACATAGAATAAACAATAGCCAGGTGCTTCTTTAGACCAATGAATAATACAATCTCTATCAATAAACTTCTTTAGCCACCACTCATATGGGTGCACACTTAAATGAAGCTTGTGTCCTACCACTTTACCCATGATGTCATCTTCAGTAGCAATTTGAAAGAAAACATGTTGGCAAGCAGCCAAACAATTATCTAATACTTTATCTACATGATGAGGTCTAATATGCTCCATCACGTCCGTACAAAATCCATAAGCCGCTTTAACAGGTAGGGGTTCAGATAAGTCTGCCTCTACAAATCGCATAGCATGCTTCTGTGTTTCTAACATTGGTCGAATATCTTCGTCTAAACAATTATCTGCGAAGTCAACCATAGTGACATTTAAGCCACCGAAAAAAGCTAAATTAAGAGAGCCACGTCCTGTGCCACATCCTAAGTCTAATACTGACGCCCCTTTAGGAGGTCTAGCTTGATTCAAAAATTCTTGTGCAATGAGTTCACCAGGAGCTACTGCTCTATACTCTGGTATGTCCCACATCATCTTATATAAATCTTTTTCTAACGGTCTTACATTACTTACTTTTACTTGCGGTGCTTCTGAAAATACAGAAGATACTGTTGTCATTTATGTGATCCTTATAATTGCAGCGCTTGAAGAAGACGCCGGGAATGTTACTGTAAACGTTTGATTGGTCGTAGTTTTAGTACTTCCAAAATTTAATACTGCTACTGCTTTGTTACCTTGAGTGCTATTATATATCAAAGCACCGTTTGCTGAAAAGGTAGCACTTGGCCAACTTGAATTCTCAAAGTTTAACCATGCTACAGTTTCAGTATTTGTTGAAGTAGGCACTTGAGAAATAACTAATGTGTTACCCCCCGCTGTATAGCCTGCCCCTGTTACTTCATCTGTTGTATCATATACAGTTGTTGTTGCATTTAATGTAGCATTGGCTGTATAAAGTGCTATCTTAAATGTATCTGCTGCAGTGGATGCACGTATAACGCCTGTACCAAAGTTATGGATACCATCTAAGATTTCAACTTTAAAGCTTGTTGCTAATGTTTGAACGAGTGCCAATTTAGTTTCCTTTATTGAACTGGGTATCTAACTTGACCTGATCGGTATGCGTCTTGTCTATTCTTGCCATCACCAAGTTGTTTGAGTAATAACATCGCTTCATCATATCGATTTCTATAATTATCAAGCACGTCTTTCTCACCCTTCATATAGGTGTAAGCTTCTAATAAAGAACCATATAAAAGTGCCGAACTAAAATTATTGCCTACCCATGAAGTACCTGCTGTTACAATAGATTCAGGATAGTAAAAGTAATGAAGTTCTGCCGCATAGTTAGCGTCAGGTGTAGGGCCTACAATAAACGTAGCATTATCAAACACAGCATAGTATTGAGGTTCTCCATAAAAGTCTGTATCCGTATCAGGAAATGATTGCCTAATAAAGTTTACGTCTTTGTTTAGAAGATAACTATATTCATTTGCAGAATTAATAACAGCCAAGCTAAACGTAGATAGCCAATCGGTTGGCATAGCTAAATACTTATTGCCAATACTTAACGTACCTGTCACATTTCTACGTAGTGCCGGTAGTTGAACTGTATTGTAAATACGTTGTTCTGCTTGTCGGATAAAGTTATTTATATCCGTTGTAGTAAACGTATTTTCTGTATAGTCCTGTATCTGGACAACTAATTGTGCATAGTTTAATGACATAGTTTATGCCATCGGACCTCTAGCTTTACGACCTTTAGTAGCTGCGCCATTACCGCGAGTTTCAAGTTCACCATGTTTATTTATTACATTAGAACCAGGATCGCCTGCGCTTACACGTGGTGTGCCTGTGCCTTTAACTAATTGTTGTGCTGATAACTTATTAGGGTCTTGAGTTAAATAAATTTCTGCATTAGGTACAATAATAGGTTGTTTATATTCTGCCATGATAATTATCCTTTTTTCTGTGCTGCAATTTTAGCTAAACCTCTGCCCATACTTTTCATATCAGCATTAGTTTTACCACCTTTAGAACCTGCGTGTATAGGACCTTTTTTAATTCCTACGCTAGGACCTGTATCACCTAAATTACGGCCTTCGGTTTTACCTTTTTTAGCAATTCCGTCAGCACCTGATTTATAAGCCATTTTGTTTCTCCTTAAGATATTGATATTGTTACATCACCTAGTGCACTTATTCCTACTAAGTCATTCGGTGTTAATGCTGCATCAAATGATGAAGCTCCGCCTACAGGATTATAACCCCACTGAAACACTCGACTACCTCCTGATGGTACGCCTGTTTGATCTACATCATTGCCTGTGCCAGATTGTATTTGTATTCCAGTTAAACCTGCTTGAAAATAACTAGGACTATCAGGTCTTGGATTACGCACTGCTTGTGGA